AAATGGCTTTGCGTTAAGAATATTACCTAACTCATGATTAATATGTCTAATAAATAGCGTATAAACCTGAACGGCTTTAGCATAGCGTTTAATAGCATTGAAAAAATAGCGTTCGAGGTCCATAACAGTCTCTACCTGTTTTTTCTGGTCTCCGCCGATACCTTCGTTTGCAATCAAGGTTTTATTAATACGGGCAGCTAATTTCTGAAACTCTCTATCCGTAAATCTTTTTTTATTAACCATGATATATTATACCATAAGATTAAACGTATCTATCGTACCATTCGCCTCTTTATACCATTCAATTCGCTTCTTTAGCTGAGCTTTTAGTTTAGGGTTATTTGTTATGTCAAAATCGTAAATCATTGTAGCTGGCTTAGGTTTATGAAGATGCTTGTACTTACTTATTTCTAGCTTTCTAGTAGACCTACCCATAGTTCCTTGTTTGGTGATAATCTCAGAACTACCACCAACGCAATTTATGGTATTATGTGTCGGGTATAGGTTAGTTCCTGTAGCGATAGCTCTAGTTCCAATTAAGACTTTTATTTCGCCCTTATTGAATTTATCGACCTGTTCTTGAGAATCTACCGGCTCTAATCCCCAAACGGCAGCATCTTTCTTGGAACCTGAATGAACATATCCGTAGGGAACAGTTAGTAAATCTGTAATCAACTTAATCTGACGAAGCTCCTCAACCAAGATAAGAGTAGACTCTTGCTTATTTTCCCATTTGGAATTAGCTATCAAAGCAGCGGTCTTAGCTACCTCCTTATTATACAGAAGATGCTCTCTCTTATTTTCAATAGAATCTTTCTTGTTTATATTAGATGGGGTAAAAGTCTGCAATATGGTAAAATTAAGTGGGCATAAATACCCTTGAGAGATAGCTTCGTCAATAGACATCTCATAGACGCATTTACCGATAATTGAATTAAGTAGCTTCTCAGTTCCATCTCCACGAGTCTGGGTAGCTGATAGGAAGAATCTATAAGGAATATCAGCTAGAACACCGTGGCAGACTTCTTCAAGCGTCTCAGCAGCAAACGTATGTGATTCATCCACAATCATCATTTGCTTAGAGGCAAAGAAATCAAACGCTGGAGTTCCTTCTTTAAGATTAGCCAAGGACTTACTGATGGCGATTGTTATTTTCTTAGTTATGTCTTTTTTACCATCGCCGTAGCCACCAACATATCTCTTACCCAAAAGCTCCGTAAAGCCCTTTAAGAGTTCGTTAAAGATAGATTCACTAGGAGTTACTACAACTGTATCCAAACCTGTATTACGAGCCATTAGCTGCGTGATGAAGGATTTACCGCATCCGGTAGGTAAACTGACGCAAGCGTGTCTAGCTTCCATCATTTTTTCCATAGATAACGATTGGTAAGGATACGGTTCAAATTCTGGCATTTTAGCCCAAGGTAGTGGCTTAAATTTAGGGTAGGAGATTTCGTTTATTAAGGTAAATGAAAAAGGAAGATAGCTCAATAATCCGGGTCTAACCCAGTATCCATCCTTATCTTGAAACAATAGATTCTTATCAAGGTCTCTTAAAAGCTCAGCTTTCTCATATTCCCATCTATCTGGGTCGCTATTCTTTAGCCAATACTTATGTTCGTGTTTCTGAAGTAATATCTGTACTGAAGTTTTACGATATGAAAAGTCTTTCTTCATACCTTCTAGAATTGCCGGGTCGGCATCTATATAAGCTTTACTAGGATTTTTAATCGTTACTTTCATATTCTCCTAATTTAAAGTGAGCAAGGTAGGGCGCTACTCCTACTACCTTATTTTCTTTGAGCACCTCAAGTGTCCTACTTCGCTGACTAACAGCTACTCTTCTTCGGCTTGTCACGGTAAAAGGTCTGGCTCTCTGAGCGTGTCTCTAATGATATGGACGGGCAGATGTCCAGCCCCACTGAAGGTATCACAGCTTTCCACGCCGCTTGCTCATTATTATTATACCATAAAAAGAACAATCTTTAAGTCAAAGAGGTGTTTATGGCAATTTCAATGAAAGAAATTTTAATGGGTAAGAAGCTGGAAGATATTCCTAAAGAACATGCAGCTAACCTAGCGATAGTACTTGAAAGAATAAATAAGGTAAGAGAGAAATACGGTAAGCCAATGAGCCCTAGTTCTGTTTACAGAAGTATGGCGGAGCATTTAGCTATTTATGCTAGAAAAGGGATTACAGACCAGAAATTAATTCCAATGAAAAGTAAACATTTGTTTGGTCAAGCTATTGATATTGCTGACCCGAATGGAGAGTTGGATAAATGGTGTAGAGCTAACGAAAAATTCTTATTAGAAGTAGGTCTTTGGCTTGAGCATGATTCTAAAACACCGGGATGGGCACATTTTCAGATTGTACCTTACGGCTCTTGGACTAATGGTAAAACTATTTGGTTTATGCCTTAACGAGGTAATGGGTGGGCTTTTCTTTGTTCTTTCAGTTCGTCATGATCTAGTCCACCCCAAGCTACCTTACCTTCAGCACTAAACTTAAATCCCTTAGGTAGGTAAGTTATTTTACAGCGGCAGTTTGGATGTAGTCCGGGTAGCTTAGGATTAGGGTCTCCGACTTTATGATAGCCAGCACCAATTTCAGACAATCTCCACAAACGAGGAGTTTTTCTATCTGGCAATAAATGTAATATAAATTCTTCAGGTCCAGTAACGTCATCCACGGTTACAATAAAGAAAACAGTAGGGTCTTTATCTCCAACATCCTCAGCGACTGTTTGAATTTGTAACGCAGTTCCAGTATTCACAGCTTTATTAGTCTCGCTATTAACAATCAGTTTTAAATGCTTTTGAGCCTTTCCCATCTCTTCAACAACAATCTTTCTAATTTTACTTGGAGCTATTTGCTTATTCTTAGCAAAAGTTTCCTGAGCGTAAGCATTTGCGCTTTGAACAGCCTTAGCTTGAGTTCTTTCCTTAAGAGCATCGATATAATTAGATGCGACTCTTAAACAACCCTTTAGAGTATCTTCCTCATCCTTATTAGGCTTCCTATGACCTAGCGCCTGTAGGAATAACGATGTTAGATTACTTCTAGTTGTGGTAAAAATTATCCTCTTATTTCTAGAAAGCTTCGGTATAATGCCCAAGAAATCCAAAGTGATTTCATCAAATTGAGCACCGATGATTTCTTCAATCTTATCGATAATCTTAAGTGAAAGTCCTTTCATAGTTTATTGCTTTTCTTAAGATTTTCTTCAGCAGTCAGGTACTGAAGATTCCATGGAACATGTAGTCCACAGATATCTTTATGTTTTAAAGGTACAATATGGTCAACATGATACCCCTCAGGACAGTTTTTATAAATTTCTTTGATTTCTTTGTTGAAATCTTTAAAGGTAGCTCTTTGAATTCTAAATCTTCTTTCGGCTGTTTTCTGCCTGTATATGTATGAATTATTTATTCTGTGGCGCTTTACTGATTCGTGGCTTTTTTCTTTATTCTCTAAAAACCATTTGTAATTAGCTAATCTCTTTTTTTCTGGATTATTAGTTTTCCATTCTTTTATTTTTTTATTAACTCTGTCGGCGTTATTTTTTCTATATTTACTTAAATAATTAGAAACGCAGTCTTTACATTCATTCCTATAAGCTACCTTTGCTTTATACTGCCTTCTAGGAAAACTACCTACATCTTTAGATACATTACATATCTTACAAGTTTTATTCATTTAACCGAAGTCCGTCTTTAAGAATTAATTCTTCTAGATTTTCAGCAGTCATTTTAGACTCCGACTCCCATTTTTTTAAAATCCCATCAACCAGTTTTTTTTGAGCGGAAGCTACCTGAGGTTTATTAGACCTTATCTTTGCTTTTTGAGATTTACGAAGATTAGATAAATCAGTTACTTTTTTACGAAGCTCGACGACAGATGGTTTTTCTCCTTTCTGGACTAGGCTTTCAAGTTCGTTGATATGACTATCAAGCTCTGTCATTTGACCCGGCTCCATTTCTTGTTCTTCTTCCATTGGAACTTGCTCCATACCTTGTTCGTCCTGAGGCATACCACCTTGCTCTTCTTGCATAGCGGCTTCTTCTTCACTCATAGGTTGACCTTCTTGACCGGGCTGACCGCCTTGCATAGCAGCCTGTTGAGCAGCCATTTGCTGAGCCTGTTGCTCCATTTGCATTTGCATAGCTTCAACTTGAGCGTCTTTCATACCTTGCTCGTAACCGAGTCTAAAAGCTAAGTCAGAAGACTTAATCAATTGCGCTCTCATTTCTTTATACTTGGCTTTATAGTCCATTGACATAAATTCTCCTATTCGTTTTCGTCTAAATAATCTTTAAGTAATTCTTGTAGTATCTTGAATGAATCAGACCTTGTAGCATAGAAAGCCTTAACTGCGTTTGGATTAAACTGAGCTAAAGTTTGTATATGTGCGGTTTGAAATTGGTTCTGAGTAAACTTTAACATAGGGTCTAGTCTTGCGGCTGGATTATCCATGAATTCACTAACGATTTCATTTACTCCAACATAAGAACTCATTATTGCTTGATACTGCTCATTAAACGGCATAGCGCCGCCCATGTGAGGACCAACCGGCTGTTTATCAACTTCGTCCATTACATCATCGTAAGTATAATGAATAGGCATATCTCTAGCTAAACGTTGAGATTCGCCTTCTTTTGTTTCAGCATCATATCCAGCAAATGAGATATAACAAAGCTGAGCTAGTTCTTGGTCAATTAAAGGAAATATTTTTTCATTAAAGAAATCTTGGAATTTCAGAATAAGAGGTCTTAATCCGATATCTCTAGCGGCAGTCATTTTGTATTCGTTAGACGACTCAGACATACTCTGTTGAGAAGTAGCTCTTGATAAGTGACCAAAGCCCGGAAGTTCGTCTGGAGACATACCGAAAGCCATAAGGATATTGCGAGTAGTTTGGTCGAATAGGTACTGGAATTCACCATCTTTACGTTGCGGTTGAGTAGATACCCAATTCACTTGGTCTTTAGCGCCAACTCCGAAAATAGGTGTACGGAAAGAGTTTGTTACGTTATTGATAGATGCATTATACTGTTGCTTAATATCTTCAATTGTAGATGAATCAATTTCATCAGAATTAATAACTAACATACCACGAGCAGCACGACCGTTCTGGAAATATAGTTTATTGTAGATTTCAATTGAGGTATGAGTTGTAACTGAGGTAATAATCGTATCAAGTGGAGTTACAGGGTAGCCGTTATGTTCAATATCTGAAGAAGGATACAAGTTATAAACCAACATCTCTTTAGGTGTAAAAGCTTGACGAGGAATACCATCTACTACTTGAATATAAGCGTATTCATCTTGCTCAAGGGCTCTTGGGTCGATTTTAACACCGGTAAGACTTTCTATCAGTTTAAGTGAATTTCTTCTAATACCTTCAGCAGATTCACCTTTCTTAACAGCTCTATACATCGTACCAGCATCTACCGCTCTAAATCTATTAAAATCCTCATTATCGCTGTCTGAATAAACAATTTCAGTAGCAAATCTACCAAGGGCTAATCCATTTCTAACTGAAAGGTCAAGATACTCAGAGAGAGTCATTTTTTCTTCTTCTCTTAATCCTTCCGTATAACCACAA